TAGAGCACTCCAGTTCCAAGCGTTTTCAACTTCAGACTTGGCATCATTAACTAACACACCAATCAGTGTCGAGTAAGGAGTCTCATTAACTGTAGACACAGTACGCTCTCTTAAGCGTTTAAGAATATTATTTACTATTTCAAGATACGTCATTTGCGTTTCCTACTTAAGAGATTAATATTATAGCACACTTTTGCTATTTTGTCAACCCCTACCACTTAACTTTATCAGCCCAATAAGCCGCTGACATTTTACCTTTAGATATGTTGCGTCCATGACGAGCTTTAAATGATGCACGTTTTTTCTTCATGCGATCACTCTCACCCGCTTTAGGTTTACCTGCAGTCTTAGCACCTTGCTCACCAAACCGAATAGTCTTAACTTGGTCACCTTGTTTAGCCACTACAACGTGTGACTTCTTTGGGTGGTTAGGTGTACGCTTTGGTTTGTTGTAACCACTGACACCTGCTCTTTCAAGTCTTGAATCTTTTTTTACCGTCATTAGAATGAACTCTTTGGTTTTTTCTTTGCAGGTTTTTTAGGCTTTGGGCCTTTGTATATTGGTCCTTCATAAGCACATTCCATTGCACCACGCTCAGGGTTGTACTCGCATTTAATTTCTTTCTGCTTTTTCATTTCTTTCTTCGCTTACCTGATGCAGTAACTTTATGCTTAATCTTGGCAGGGCCAGTCTTGCGTGTTGTGCTTGACTTCTTCTCTGCCGCTGTCATCTTCTGGGCTACTGCTTTTGGGCGACACGACGGGTACGGTCTCTTGGACTTGCCTTTCGCACTCTTTCGACCACACGGCTTTCCTGTCTTTAAGTCTGTCCATTCTTCTTTAAACCACTTGGTTAATCCGCCTTTAGGTTTTTTACTTGTACTTGCCGCCACGCTTCTTGTACTCCTTGGTCAGCCATCCGCTTGCATACGCAGAAGGCCAGACTTTATATTTTTTTTTAGCCTCAGCCTTCACACGGTTGTACAATGCCTTGTTTGTCGGTGTAGCCATTACTTCTTTTTCTTAACTGTTTTCTTTTTCTTAACAGGCTTAGCCATTGCTTTACGAAAAGAAGATTCAAATTTCTTCATCCGATCATCTGCACCCGGATCACGATGCTTCTTCTTTGGACGACCTACTTTACTTCCGTATGTTCCTTTTCCGTATGGCATAGTTATTTCCTCTTTGCTTTAGTAGTTTAGCGTTTAGTTGTTGCTTTTTTTGCTTTAGTTTTTGTAGAAAGTTTCTTAGCTATTTGTTTTACCGCTTTACGCGCTTTCATTTTTTTCTTACTTTTAGCAATTTCTTCTACAGACTCAGGATTTTTAATTCCTCTAAGAGTTCTTTGAGCATCAATACGCTTTGGGGCTTCATGAGGAAATATAAATTCTTTTCCTTTTTTGTTATATGAAGCCGCCGCTCCTGATCTACCACTAATTTTTGGCATATTTATTTCCTTACCATTTCCATTAGACCTTTACCGGCTTTGACACCGAATGAGGCCAGTACAATTACCATGAGAATCTCATGATACCAAGTCGGCAAAGTTGCCAATGCTGTGAACCCTGATTGAATATGCTCTACCATGCTTGGTATAAAGACAAGGATCAGCGGGATGCTGAATACTATTGTAAGCCACTCGTCCTTCCACGAGTTCTTTGACGACTCTGCCATGATGCGTTCCCAGTCCGCTGTAGACTGCGCCGCTGTTTTCAGTGCTGTGGCTTTGGCCTCTGCGGTGGCCTTGGTTGATTCCGCCTTGGCACTGACCCATGTACCTGCCAAGTTCGTGATAGCTGTGACTATTCCAATCATGCATCTTGTCCTTTAGGCTCTTTGTAAATGGGAACACATGCCATGTTACGGGGGTCTTCTTTATCTTTCATGATGCTCATAGCTTGTATAAAACAATCTTCTGGTTTGTCAAAGTAGTGCATGTCAACAACTTGAAACATATTCTGTGCTACTATAAAATAATAAATTCCTGCAACTTTCCACATAAACTATACCTGTTTGTTTATCCAGTAAAAGATATATATTACCAACCCGATGGCTGAGAGAACGCTAATGCCCAAAGTAATCCCAAGGCACCAATCAATAATCTGCTTTTTACGTTTAGCTTTTTTGGCTTTCTCAGCTTTCTCTGCGGCGTCACGACTTTCTCTCATTTTACTTTGGTAGCTCAACCAGTCTGTCCACATACCGGCTCTACCTTGATATATCATCATTTGTTTTAGAGCAGACTCATATTCCTTTAGTTGCTCTGTAGCCATGAACGCCTGTAAATCAGACTTGTATCCATGCTCATGTGCTTTCTTTTGTATCTCAGCCTTAAGGCCAAAGTAGGTTGCTAAGGCATCCCCTGCTTGGTATAGTTCTTTACCGTGTGCAATGGTTTCTCTGATTACACCAAAAGCGGCATTAGCGGCGGCAAGCTCAGCTATCATCTGGGCGGTCCTTGCCCATCATTTTCTGTACTGTTTTAGTTTCATATATGCGAATTATTGTCCAGACTACTGTAAACAATGCCGCCAATGGAGGTAACACTTCGCCAATCGTACCTACTACTGTGACTACACTAACCGCATCTACTAATGTTTTAGTGCTTTCGGTTGTCATTTCATTCACACCGTGTCCTTAAATTATACTAAATGCGTTAATCTTATCAAAGGTATTGCCTATCACCCACAGCTTGGTTTGATCCGGTTTCAAAAACATTCCTTGAGGAGACTGTTCATACAGTTGGATTGCTTTAATCTTTTCAGTGGTTTTAGTAAACGATGCTGTTGACAAGTCCCATGCAGTGCTCATTGCGTACTCATGGAGTCTATCGTTATTAGTGCCTAGAACATAAAATATTAATCCAGACTCTGTTATAGCCAAGGCTTTTGGAACAGTTTCTTGAGACGTAACACTAAATGATGTTGTAAACGATGCGGTAGAAATATCCCACGCAGTACTTAACCCATATTCATATATGGAGTCGTTTGTTTGGCCTACCACAAACATTTTTGTACCATCTGGTTTAAACTGTACAGCTTGTGGACCTGTGTCTTGAGAGGCTACGGAGAATCTTTGTACGTAACTAGCGGTAGTAATATCCCAAGCACTACTAAGATCATATTCATCAATGTCATCTCCTGCTGCGTCTGTTACATACATCTTCGTTCCGTCAGGCTTAAATGTTATATCAGTTGGGAATACGCTGTTCGATCCTAAATTTTTTTGTGCCGGGGTGCCTCCGCTTGTAATGTCCCAAGGAGTACTTAATGTGTACTGATGCACTCTGTCGTTTTGTCCACCAATGATATACATTTCATTTCCATCAGGCTTAAATGTTATATCAGTTGGGTTAGTCTGCACTGATGAAACATCTAAATAGTCCTTGCTTGGGTTCTGTATTGATAGTGTACTAATGTCCCAAGGTGTTGAGAGATCAAAAGCCTGAACAGCATCTCTTGTTCTGCCTAATATATATACTACCGAACCATCAGACTTTATTGACATACTATCTGGGTTTGATTCAAAACTATTTAGTGAGGAGCTAACGTCATTAAAAGATGCAGTGGAAATATCCCACGCAGTACTTAAATCATACTCATTGATATCATCGCCTGTAGAACCTATAACATACATTTTTGTTCCATCAGGTTTAAAAAATAATCCTCTTACACTGGCCTCTTGAGCACTGACGTCAAAACTCTGTGTAAAAGATGCAGTCGAAACATCCCAAGCGGAAGTCAATCCATATTCGTATACAGTATCGTTTGCAATACCAATTAAGTAAAAGCGAGTTCCGTCAGGTTTGAAAAAAATATCAGCCATATTCCCATCTTGAGAACTGGTGCTAAAGGCTTGGCTGTATGATGCCGTTGAAATATCCCAAGCAGTACTTAGGTCATACTCTCGCACTTGATCACTTTGGCTACCAATGATGTACATCTTTGTGCCGTCATCTTTAAAAAACACACCATTCGGTCCGGTTTCTTGAGAAGCAACTGAGAATGTATTTTTAAGTGTTATATTAGATAAATCAAATGGATTGTAGAGATCAAACTCAGCAACCTTGTCTAAAGAATATCCCACTATATAAAACTTTTTGCCATCGTCTCTAAAGTAAATTCCTGATGGGTTTGACTCACCAAATCGAGAAAAGATGCCAATGTGGACACCGTAGATATGGTTGAGATTATCTATGTCGGGAACTTTGAGTTGTGACGCAACAATTGAAAACATTAGATTGCCTGTAAATCCCCGACTAAAACCCAAGTGTCTGTTGCAAGTTTGATTGCACTTGCCGCTGACCACTGCGCTCTTAACTTTAGTGACTGTGCGCTATTGACTGTTACGCCTGATCCTTCTGCGACTGTAACCTGTCCTGCTCCCTTGGCAAGTAAGTCAATCTTAGTCCCCGTAGGATACGCGACAGATGAGTTTGGAGGAATTGTTACGGTAACAGCGGAGGCATTGTCTAATGTGACTAACTGACACTGATCGCCAAGTACTAAAGTGTATGTCGTCCCTGTTTGTGCATTGATTTCAATTTCAGAAACGATTGATCCTGTTACGTCTACACCGGAGGAGGTTGTTTCTAGCTTTGCAGAGTTATTATGATAAAGACGAACTGCTCCACCATTGTTTGCCTCGATTAAATCAGCAGTGTCTGCACCATTACGGATTCGTAAACTACCTGCGAGAAGTTTTAAATTACCTGTACCTAGGTCGGCTAAATAGCTATCTGACCCATCATGGTAAATCTGAAGATCATCACCCGCACCAAACTTTGCTTTGACGTTATCGCCAAACGCCAGATCGCCTGTGAGGGTACCGCCCGCTGTAGGAAGTGCGTTGTCAGCAGTTGTTCCTTGAGCCGCTGTTGCATAATCAGCAGAATCAAATGCTTTTACTTGCGCTAGATTCGTTACCTCAGAGTCCATTAAGGCTCCTGCGGCAGTTACGTTGGTTGCATCGGTTACA